AGAGCAACGCTACCTGGAGGAGCGAAAGGAGGATTCGTAGCCGCGTCATACCGGGTACTTTGCGAACAGATCCCAGCCCGCCCGAACCTCGTCCATGCGTGCGGGCGTTCCGTTCTCCACGCGGCTCATGGCCGCAATGACCGGAATCATCCGCTCACCGCTGCGGGTGTCGAGCGGCTCGTCGGGCGACACCTGCGCCCCGGCGGCCACGGCCCGGATGTAGTTCTCCGTATGATTCTCCATAGGCGGCGCATAGCGCGAAATCATCTCCCGTAGCGTGCGGTATCCATGGCGCACCCGGTAGGTATGGAGCAGCACGAACATCGCTCGGTAGCCCCACGGCATCGACTCGAATGCCTTAAAGGCCGGGTCGGCACTCCTCGTTTCTCCCTTGTATCGGGTCGCACTCCGGCGGATATTTCCCGGATTGCAGTTTCTTAATCCTCTGCTCATCTTCCTTTTGATCGTTGAACTCGAACAATTTGATTAACACGGGGCACTTGTGCGAAGGCGTCTTGCAGCGGAAGGCCTCCTGGATTATCCCGCTCTTGCGCTCCGACTCGTGCTCCTTGATCTCGACCTTGGCCGTCAAACGGGTGATCTCCTCCTGAAGCAGGGCCACCAGTTTGGACGTCTCGTCAATCCGTCGTCCGTTTTTGCCGAGAATCCAGCTTACCAGCGCGATGGCGATGGGGGCAATGACGTAGATAATCCAGGTCTCCATCCGCTACTCGGCCGCCGCCTGCCTGATCAGTACCACGCCCGCCTTGTCGGCCCGGATGCTCTTGCCTCCGGCACGCTGGAGGAACGAAATGATGTCGCCGTAGTAGAGCGGGTTGCCCTGGTCGTCGAACAGAAGCGAATCGCCCAGCGCGCGCGACACGCAGTCCTCGTGCCATGCCAGACCCGCGGCGCAGTCCGTCGCAACGTTGGCCGCGCTCCAGGGTTTCAGCGTGCCGTCCGTAGCGACCTTCGCCACCTTCGAACGCTTGTAGAAGTCGAAGCCGAGGTATTTGCCGATCACACCGCGGGCGGGGTCGGCGCATACCAGGAAGCCGTTGCGCTCGGCGTCCGTCAGGGAGTTCAGCAATTGGTTGTACATCCGTGCGTCGAGCAGGATGCAGCGGCCCTCCTCCGGGATGTCCTGCTCGTCGAAAAGCGTCTGGAGCTCTTCGATGGTCTGCTTGGTCATCCGCTTGCGGCTGCCCGTGGCCTCTTTGATGTGTGCGGCGACGGCCTCGCCGAGCGTCTCCACGACCTTCACCCCTTCGGGAATCCAGTTGTAGATGATCGACTCGTGGATGTCCTGCGCGAGTTTGCGGCGCGACTGGCGCGTAACGCTTTCGCGCTTGTTGTAGGACAGCTCCACCTGCTCGGCATGGGGGATGCGCACCGGGTCCACGGTGAACTCGTCCATCTGATAGGTCAGATCGACGTCCTTGCGTTCGGTCACGTTGGCGGGGAAAACCGTTCGGTTTTTCTCCACGTTCGGAGCCGCCCCGGCGTTCGGAACGTGCACCGTCTTTTCGTTCACGAACTCGCTGTGATCGACCGAGCGGGCCGCGAACGTGTTGTTGGCGAACAGTCCTTCGATGATGGACTTCACCCAGATTTCAACTTGTAATCCCATTCTGTTTTGATTTGTTGATGATGCGTTTTCGGCTATCCCCGGCAGATGTGCAGCGAGGCGGCCATCTCCTTGTACTTTTTCTCGTAGAGGTCGGGGTGGTTGGCTTTGAGTTCGGCGAGCAGTCCGGCACGGTCCAGCTCGTCCCACGACTTCGCGGCATACTTGCCCGCGTCGCCGCCCTGCGTCCCTGCCAGGCTGGAGAGCTTCGTGCGTTCCGGTACGCTGCCGAAGATCTTGCGGGCGTTCTCCGGGTTGGCCTTGAAGGTCTCGACGGCGGCATCCCTGGCATCGGCTGCGATTTTGCCCGCCTTGACGAGCGCGTCGGCGAAACTTACTGCCTCGGCGGCCACGGCGGCCTCCTTCTCCTTCCTGATCCGGGCGATTTCCGCTTCGGCCGTCTCCTTCGCGGCCTTGAGGCTGGCGATCTCCTCGTCTTTGGCCGCGACGGCCGCGACGATCGCCGCGCTGACGGCAGCTTCGTCCATCTGGCCGCTCTTGCTGCCGAGGGCAACGATAGCCTCGGCCGACAGATTGATTTTTTCCATTTGTTTTCGATTGTTGGTTTGGTATTCTGCATCGACCGCAGCGACAAGCTGCAGGGGGTCTAAACTCATGAACTCGTTACGGGCCGAGGAGGTGATCTCGTCGCACAGCCCCGCATCGAGCGCCTCCGCGGCCGAAAACCACGTCTCCTCGCGCATCAGCTTCGCCATCGTCGCCTCGTCCTTGCCCCGGCGGACGAGAACCTGCCGCAGCATGTCGGTAAGCCGCGCCAGAGCCTTCTTCTGCTTGGGGCTCATCGCCTTTCCGCTCTCCCCCGTGAAGTAGGGGTCGTGGATCATCATTTTGGCGAAGTCCATCATGCAGACGCGGTCCGCAGCCACGGCGACAACGGCCGCCATCGACGCCGCGATGCCGTCGATATGTACGCAGACGGGGGTGTTCATGGAAAGGATGGCCGAAACGATGCTCATGCCCTGGAAGACGTTGCCGCCCGGAGAGTTCATCCGGATATGGATCATATCGAAGTCGCCCCGGTCGAGCGACGCGAGCTCCTGAGCGAAATAGTCGCCGTCCACCCGCGGGCCGATCGCGCCGTAAAGCCGCATTACGGCTTCCCGCGGCGTCTCGTTTACGGAATCTATGTACGTTTTTTCCATCGTCTTTTCGAAACAGCGGCTTAACCGGGTAGCAATTCGCCGCTGTGCCTTGTTTCAATGACATCGTCCGTTGCTACTCGGGGCCGATGCCGTCCGTCAAAAAGCGTTGTCCTCACAAAAAATTGTTGCGGAAGGGGGATTCGAACCCCCGACCTTCAGATAATGAGTCTGACGAGCTGGCCTCTGCTCCATTCCGCGATTCACGGTGCAAATATCGCCCGGGTAGATTCGCGTAACAAATAGAGTGTAAATTATTTACACTCTATTTTTATCCGGCGGGCGAATGTCCCAATTTTGCACCGTACAAACCGCCCGGAAGGGCTAATAGAATCGCTGTAAATGGCTAAAACGACCAAAAAGCCGAGGACGAAGCGAGAGCTCGACGTTCTCCGGGATTATGCGTGCCGTCTGTTTCTGAACGGCGAAACGCAGCGGGTAATCGCCGCGAAAACCGGACTGACGGAGGCCACCGTCAGCAGGTGGGCCAGGGAGGAGAACTGGGACGCCCGGCGCCGGGAGCAGAACTCCTCGTCGGCCGCCCTGGTCAATTCGCTGATGCTGGCGGCCAGGAAGATCTCCGAGCAGATCATCACCAGGCTGAACAAGGGCGAAACGGACGACATCGACGGCATCACCAAACTGTCGGACAACATCGCCAAGGTCATGGCCTCGGCAAAGCGCATCGCAAAGGGCATCACCAAGGACGAGATCATCGACGTAATCATCGACCTGGAGCAATGGATGATGCAGCGGGCCGAGACCGACGAGGAGCTGACGCCCGAACTGCTCACGACCATAAACGGCCTGCACAAGAAGTACATCGAATGCATTTCCGCACAGGAGGCGTAACGAATGGCATCTGTCAGCAAGAAATACAAGGAGGCGCAGGAACGCTGGATTCAGCATTGCCACGACATCGAACGCTCGACGGCCAAGATTCCGAAGGGAACGGAGCAGGAGCGAAAGGACCGTATCACCCGCGCGCGAAAGGATTACAGGTATTTTGTCCGCACCTATTTTCCCCACCTTGCGACGACCGAGTGCGCGGACTTCCAGGTCGATGCCGCGGTCTACATGCGGGACCATCCGCGAGCCCGCGGCCTGTTCGAGTGGGCGCGCGGGCATGCCAAATCCACGCACCTCTCACTGCTTATTCCATTGTGGCTGAAAATCCAGCGCAATGCCGAACCTCTGATTATGATTCTGGTTTCCAAAAGTCGAGATATGGCCCGGCGTCTGCTGGGCGACTTGCAGGCAGAATTAGAATCCAATGACCTCTATAAGGCGGATTTCGGAGAGCAGAAAGGAACCGGAATGTGGACTGATGGGGAATTTACAACTACGGCAGGCGACCTATTCATCGCTTTAGGACGCGGACAGTCTCCGCGCGGTATCAAGAAGCGCGGGCTGCGGCCCAATTATATCGGGGTGGACGACATCGACGACGACGAATTGGTGCGTAACCCCCGGCGTGTGAAAGATTCCGTAACCTGGCTATTGACGGCCCTGCTCGGAACGATGGCGATGGGCCGAGGACGGTTGTCTATTGTTGGAAACCGAATCGGAAAAACGTCTGTCATCAGTACCATTGCGGAAAATAAGAACTTTTACCATACTGTCGTAAATACACTCGACAAGAACGGTCTCCCCACTTGGTGGCAAAACTACACGAAGGCTGAGGTTGCAGAGGTTCGTCGTACTGTGGGCGAACGTTGCTTCCAGCGTGAATACATGAATAACCCGATCAACGAGGGGACAATCTTTGAGGAAAAGAACATCCATTACGGTAAAATGCTGCGTTTGCACGATTATCGGGCATTGGTATGTTATACCGACCCGTCGTTCAAGTCCTCCGCGACGGCAGACTTCAAAGCCACGCTGCTTGTGGGAATTACCCCCAAGGGGAAATACCATGTGCTGAAAGCCTATGCCGATCAGACGAAGGTATCGAGGATGGTCGAATGGCATTACGAAATTCACGACTACATCGGCGACAGTTCGGCACGCTATACAATGGAGGCGAACTTCATGCAGGACCTTCTGCTGGATGAATTCCGCAAGTACGGCGAGAAGGTCGGCTACCAGATACCCATTGTCGGTGACAAGCGTAAGAAAGACGACAAGTTTTCCCGTATTGAGAATATGCAACCGCTATTCGAGCGGGGCGATGTCATTCTGAACGAAGCGGAGAAAGGTTCGCAGGGTATGGAGGTTCTCGTCGATCAACTCCTGTGCTTTGAGAAAGGAAGCAAAGCGCACGATGACGCTCCAGACGCCCTGGAAGGGGCAATATGGATATTGAGCCACGCGGCTCGTCAAACCAACAACCGCTATGCGGTGGGCCGTCGGGCCAGCCGCAGGTGGTAAAATCATAGGACAATGTATCTGACACCGGAAGAACTGAAAAGCCACATGTACGCCCACATCGTCGAGGAGATCACCGAGGGCGACGAGCAGATCGTACTGCAAGCCATCGAAGCCGCCGTCGAGGAGGTGCGCTCCTATCTGCGGCCGCGTTACGACACGGACCGGATTTTCGCAGCGGAGGGTTCCGAGCGTAATGCGCTCGTCCTGGAGAACACCCAGATCGTCACCGTGTGGAACCTTATCAAGCTGTCGAACGTCGAAACCATATACGAGATATGGAAGGAGCGCTACGACCGTGTTATCAAATACCTGGAGGGCGTGGCCGCAGGGACGCGCACCCCGAGTCTGCCGCTGCTGACCGACGAGAAAGGCGAAGTTCGGATTAGGATGCGCTGCGGCTCCAACCCTAAATTCAGACACTCGTTCTAATGAAAAAGATCGGATATAAAACAAAAGCAGCGGCCGCTGCGGAGGCGGCCGCCAGGACGGAAGGGAAACCTGCCAGCCGGAACGATGCGCGGATCATTCGCCGCGTCATCAAGAGGCAGGAATCCGTGACCCGCAAGGACATCGCCGACTGGAAGCGTGCCCGCTTGCAGGCGACGAGTACCTACGAACCGAAGCAGGTGTTGCTGCAACGGCTTTTCTCGGAGGTGATCGACGACGCGCTGATGACCTCGCAGGTGTCGGTTCTCCGCATCGGCAAAAGCCAGGGTGCGGAGTTCGAACTGAAGATGAACGGCCGCAAGGACGAGGCCGAGACGCAGAAGTTCAAGGATTCGGGCCTGTACGAGGACCTCGTCGAGCTGATCGTCGAAGCGCAGTTTTTCAACCATTCACTCATCGAGTTCGACTATGATCCGGCCGGAACGGTCGTAGCCGACCTCGTGCCGCGCGAGAACGTGTCGCCCGAAGTCGGGAAATTCTATCCCGACGCCGAAGGTTCGGAGACGGTGGATTATCGGCTCCTGCCGGAGTTCGGCCGCTGGCTCGTCGAAATCTACCCGCGCAAGCGCGACCTCGGGCTGCTCAACAAGGCCGTGCCGTATGTGTTGATCAAGAAGTTCGCCCTCTCCTGCTGGAGCGAGTTATGCGAAATATTCGGCATACCTCCGCGCGTCATGAAGACGAATACTACCGACGACGAAATGCTGGAGAGGGCCGAAACGATGATGCGCGAGATCGGATCGGCGGCCTACTTCATCATCGACACGACGGAGGATTTCGAGTTCGCGCAGGGCGTCGCCACGAACGGTGACGTCTACAAGAACCTCATTTCGACCTGCGACCAGCAGCTCTCGCTGCTCAACCTGGCGGCCGTACTCGGTCAGGACACCGAGAACGGCAACCGTTCGAAAGAGGAGAGCAGCGCAAAGCTCATGGAGGCCGTCGTGAAGGCCGACAAGCGGCTGATCGAGTCCTCCTTCAATCGGAAGATTCTCCCGGCATTGGCCGCCATCGGCTTCCTCAAACCGGGCCTGCGGCTGGAGATCACCAAGGAGGTGGACCTGGAAAAACTTTGGAAAATGACTTACGAGGCGTCCCAGAATTACGATGTCGATCCGGAATGGATTCGAGACACGTTCGGAATTGCCGTGATCGGCAAGAAGCAGCAGGGACTCCTTCCGCCCGGCGGCAACGGGGAGCAGCAGGATGGGGAAGACACGGAAGGCAGTGCGGACGGACACGCTTTTTTCGCGGAGGCCCCGCAGGACGGGGCATCCGATGGAGAATCCCTCACGCCGCGGGACGAGGCGCTCGTCGGGCGCGTGGCGGCCGGGAAGTCTGACTACTGGGACGCCGAGCTGTTCGAATACATCGCCTCTGACCTTTTGAAGGCCGTTCGAACCGTATTCGCACACACCTCGGGAGCGGTCGAGGCAGCCGTCGAATACGACGTGCCGGACGACGTATATACGGCGGCCCTCGAACAAAACCTGTTCCACTTCTCCGCGGCCAAGACGCTCGCCGAGGTGCAGG